GGGGTAGTAGAAGCAAGTAAGGATGATAAGTCTAAAGCTTACCAGTCAATGGTTCAAGCCGGTCAAGCCTCCATAGAAGCTGCCTGGAATTCATATGCAAGTATGATTGGTCAATTGTCTATGGGTGTGGACGCAGCTAGGGAAAATAAAGTTGCTGATGGTGGTACTACTATTAACAACATCGATAATGGAGCTAATTTTTCAGCTAAACCTACCCCTAAAGTAAATCAACCAATTCCATCACCATTGGCTGACAGAGGACCGCTCGAACTAAACGTCCGCCACGGTACTCCGTCAGTTCCGGGCTAATTACTCTTCTTCAGCTAACTTCTTAAAAAAGTCGATAGACTCGTCATCATCTTCACTTAATGACGGTGATGCCTTAGGTTGAGCTGACTTAATAGGACGTGCATCCATATTATCATCAATGCTTGTACTATGTGCTTGTGGTTTTGTTTGCCCTTGGGATCCCATGGGACCTCCTAGTCCAAGCACCTTATTAAGCTTCTGTTTCAGTTCATCATACGACTTGAAATTCGACGGATCTAAGAAGGGCTGCAGCTTGTGCTCTGACTTCCATACCTTTTCCATACCTTCGTCATCATCAAGAAGAGGCGCAGGAGAATCAAATTCTGACTTGTCATAATTACGATAGCCTTCTACATTACGAATCTTAAGTTTGAAGTTCGCTCCTTCCCAAAGATCGAAAGGATTCATAGACTTCTCATCCTCAAACTCTGGATTTAAAGCAGCATTAATTTTCTCATAGATCTTTTTACCATACTTGTAGAGAAAAACTTTACCTTCATTTTCTGGATGCGCTTTGTCACTAACAACGTAAATATTAGAAATGTAAGCTAGTCTGCGCTTTTGCTTACGAACGATATCTTTGTTTGCTTCAATACCAGAATCCCAGAGTTGTTTATTATACTCAGATACTGGATCATCTTGCCCGAGAGTGGTTAAAGACTTTTCAATGTACCATCCCCCTGGTCCTTGAAATCCATGATCCCAGATACGAATAAATTCTACATCCTCACCGGATGGTGCAGGAAGAAACCGGATAACAGCATAACCGTTACCAGCCTTATCTACCTCAGGCTTCCAGAAGCGATCATCGTCCGATCCCCCCTGATTGTTGTTACCTTGTAGTTTTTGTACTTCTTGTTGAAGTGCGTCTAAACGCGATTGACGTGACTTGCGTAATGCGGTAAAATCATTTGCCATTGTATGCTCCTTTTAAGCGATGTATGCGATGTATAACGTCTTGTCCACTTTAACATAACGATACAGTATTTATATTAACTGTTTCCATTCCATTTTTCAAGCATTATGTTTTTCATCTTGTGGATGTCGTATTTAAAAAACGGGCTGTATTTAATGCACTTCATATGTAATGAAGGCCAGATTATTGGATCGATTATGTTCTTATTCCAGTGATTAAAATAACCAATAATATCGTTTATTACTAGAAGTGATTCAATGTTAATCTCACCTCTTAGATACTTTTTTAAGAGAGGAGGATGTTGTCCGTCAGGAACTAGGATTTCTTTATTAATGTCATCATCAAGTTTGGAAACATCCTCCTTAAAAAGATAAGTTGCTGATTCCCTTACTTTAAGTAGTTGTCTGTAAAGTTTATCTGATTCTTCATTATTAACGAGGTTACCAACCCACGCATCACCTCGATAAACAAAATTAGCAACTAGATAATCTACAACGTCTTTACGTTTAGATAGTTTATGAAAGAAGTACTTGTCTGCTCTTTTTTCAAACGCTTTATACCCCGCTCTTGTCTTTCCTCCATACTTAAAATAATCGTAGTTCTTAGATGTAAAGTGATTTTTTAATGCGCAGTAAATCTTATATGCTTCAAAAGCGTCCATTCTTAAATAGGTATCCTTGTTGACGAATGTATCGTTCTCTCATAGTAGACGCCTGTCTCATATCATTAGTTCCGTCTACCAGAAGACTAAAATTATTATACTCCATAACACCCAGCCAATACTCAAACGGTTTACAATTAACATGGTGATGACCTGGCTGACCGGGCAGTGCATGGGTCATAGCAACGTACTTACAATGCTTAAACGTCTCTATAAAGTTTGGCATAAATTCAACATCTACATGCTCTACGAACTCTACGCTCCATCCAAGATCAAAGGTAGTTTTAGGAATAAAAGATCCTTTAGCAAAATCATGAATGGTAATTAACTCGGAGGCTTTCTCTGTACGCTCAACCTTATCATCACCGTCAATACCGATCACACATAACTTTTTACTATCAAACAGTTCAACCATGCCCCCTGGTCCACATCCGATATCGAGTACAGACTTAATGTCAAACGTTTTAATTAAGTAATCAACCGCACCCTCATCGAGGTGTGTTTCGTTCTCATGTCCGCCTAGATGGGCAGCAAGACCATCAGGGTGGCCTGGAGGAGCACTGGGAGGAGTATAAGAAAATTGATAATCACTCATAATGGTAGTTTCCTTGTCTTGGGCAAATAATTTAAATCTTCAGCCTCGGTCTGAATTTTTGCTTTCATCTTAGCACTACCTTTGATGAGTGAGGCCGCGGTTTCAATTTCGATGCTGTTTTTCTCACAGTAGTAGATAACAGCATCGATGTATTCCATCTTCTTTTCAAGCACAAGAGCATCAATTTCTTTCATGAACTGTGCGGGCGTTTTTAGAGAATTAATTTCCATGCTATTTGTAGAAAATATGGTCCTCTATTGTAACGGTTTTCTTAACATTAGTCCAGCGCGGTTTAACATAGTTGGCATGAAAGTATAAAGCACCCATAGTTGGATCATGGGCCGGGCTGTACTTCTCTGCTATAAATTTAGCTGCATTTTCACTTTCAATCCACTGGGCATGATTTAGCTTTGGTCTAGTTACACACGTCCACGAGAACTGACATACTTTGGTTTTTTCATAAACTACTTTACAGACATTACTAGGAAAATCGGAATGAAAGAGTCGATTTATAGTAACATATCCTACTGCAACTTTGCCTGCCATGGGTTGATTGCCTGCCTCGAAGTAAATATTTTCTACTAGGCAATGGTATTCATTCTCTGTAAGTTTAACTCCCATATCTAAGTCGTAATGTTTAACTACCATGTTATGGGTAATAAACACTGTGGCCGAGATACATGCTGTAATAGCAAAAAGAGTTGTCAGGGGTTTGTAAGCTTTTACTCTATCAAATTTAAATCTATCAAAGGTCGGCAATTTATTAGCGATCCAGATCTTAGCTGATCGTAACATATACATCTCCTTATTTTGATTATTGTACTGCTGTATGGCGCAAGGCCATTTGAAAGCATTTTTTCATGCTTGTTGAGGGAAGATAGGATGATTTTAGTCATCCTATCTTTTATGTAGCTATCTAATTACTGCATACGTCTGAATTCTCGCTGAGCTTCCCTTTCAATATTGACGCTTTTAATCTGAGGCATGCTAGGATTCTTTACTGCATTATCAAGAGGCATATAGACTCGAACAAATGCTCGATAGTATTCTCCCTCCTTGCGTAGTAGAACTTTATCTCGAGTTACTTTCGAAAGGTCAATATTAGGAGTAACAATTCGTGTAGTTTGAGCAGTTACTTTATCGGTTCGAGATGTATCATTAGCTTGAACGTCTTTTGCATAATTACGATTAACGTTACTAGTAATGCTTGAGATATAGATTGCAATCTCACGCTTGGCATTCATCATAGCTTTATCGATAGCAAAGTTAGCGTCAGAAGAAAAGTCTGTACCGGAAACAAATATAGTACCGTCCTTAACTAGAAGACTCATATACCACTCAGGGTAAATAAAAGAGTTAGACTTAGACTTCTCTACTTCGATAAGTTTATTAGAGTCAGCTAGCTTAGCGTTATAGTCTTCAGACTTCTTAATCGGACTAGAAGAACATCCGACAATAGCAACGGTAGATAATGCAATTAAGATTTTTTTCATAGTATCACCTAATAATAAAAACTTCCTTTTCAAGTACACGACGGGATCCTGCTGGCAAATGATTTATAACTTCTTCATATGTTGTATGCTTAAGCATTCTATTACTGAAATCAACTCGTTGTTTGGATAGTACTAAAATAAACTTTTTATGGTCTCTTGTCTTACCATTATCTAACCAAATGCGATAATCAGGCAACTGTCCTCCAGATTCAGTATAGAGGTAATCGGATGGATTACGTGGATATATCATCTCGGTATGCTTGCCATGCTGTAGAAAGATATACACATATACAGGGGTATCAACGTTAAGAGATAACTTAACGTTCTCTCCATGCATGTAGTCTTCTTTTCCACGAATAGAAGCTTTAATATAATTATTCTGACCAGTAATTGCAGTTATCTCTACTATGCAACTTTTTTTATTACGGTCTGTATTCTTACTTACTACTGAGCGGACGTGTCCGTTATGATATACGGAAGTTACTGCCCTGCTTGAGCACGTGGCTAGATCCTGCTTTGACATTGATGGTGTAACTTCTTTACAAACGTTTGTGAAGTTAGACTCAACTACACCTCCGTGAACTTTAATTGCAATGTCTTTATACGCTTTAATCTCAGCTATTTGACACGCTACATCTATTGGTTCGTTATTCGTTATAGTGTGAGTTCCTATACCCGTAATCGAACTAGCGATAGCAGTCGTAGGTAGTAAAGCCAGAATCAAAGGTTTAAATTTCATAATATAATTATAGTAAATCAGAGAAATTAGATCTACAGATTAATGACTGTTTTATTCTGTTGCCAAGAAAAACAGTCTAAAAACTCCGGCTATCCTAGTCAGGCTGCCAGTGCAAATCTTTCATCGTTT